CAGAGGTTTCTTTAATTCCTGCTGAAGTGACTTTAGACGGTGGAGATGTTTATTTGAAGTCTAGAACTATGTATACTGAGACAAACGGAGATTCTATAGAAGCCTTTGCTTGTGAAGACTATTTCTTAAATGATTTTCATAAAACCAATCATTACGATAAAGGTCGTATAAACGTAGTTAATAATAACTCAGAAGAAAGAAGACTTAAAGCTTCTATATTCTTCTCTGAGCCTTATGTAAGCACAGGTGCTATAAATGGTTTAAGTAACTTTAATTTAGCAAATACACCTTACTTTGATTATAATAAAGACTTTGGATCTATTCAATATTTAAGTAATCAAAACAACGACCTGATTATATTCCATGAAAGCAAGGTTGGTAGAGTTTTAGTAGGTAAAGATATACTTAACACAGCTTCAGGAGAAGGTCTAGTTTCTTTATCTAATAAGATTATAGATAATTATGCTATAGTTTATTCAGGTCAGTATGGTTGTAGTTTAAACCCTGAGTCTGTAATAAAACAAGGTAACGTATTCTATTTTACAGATATACAAAGAGGATCTGTTCTTAGACTATCTAATGATGGTATTACAGTTATATCTGACAATGGTATGAAGGATTACTTTAGAGATCTAGGTGAAATGTTCTTAAAGTATAACCCAGAGTACAATGACGATTTAGAGTTTACTCCTTCTATTGTTGGTGGTTATGACCCTAAATATAATGAGTATATAGTTACATTCCCTTCAATAATTAGCAATCCAGACTCTGGATATGCAGCTGAAACTTATGTTTGGAGTGATAGCATCGCTACTTGGAATGAGATAACAACTAAACCTGAAAATGCTTTTGATGATAAGGTTGTTATATTTAATCCTGTTACTGTAGCGTTTAGTGAAGAATCAAATAGATGGACATCGTTCTACTCTTATATTCCTGAGTATTACTCTAAGGTAAACAGACAATTTGTCACCTTCAAGCAAGGTAGATTATACAGACATAACGACTCAGATAAATATTCTAGAAGTAATCAGGCTTTCAATAAGTTTTACGGGAACAATAACCTATCTTATATTGACTTTGTATTTAACGCAGAGCCTTCATCTATTAAGACTTATAACGCTATATCATTAGAGAGTGATACAAAATTTATTACGGGTCTATTCTCTAACATGGGTCAACACTATGGTAATTATGATGAAGTTATAACTACAAACATTGCTTTTAAAAAGGTTAAAGGCAAGTGTAGTAACAATTTAACTGTTTCTAATTTTGAGATACAAGGCATAGACACTAAGTTTTATGAAGACGTATCTCCAGGTGATTTAATTAAAGTTATTGGAAACGCATCTGAAGAGCAGCACATAGTATCTAAAGTAATATCAAATACTCTAATAGAGGTTGAAGAAGAGATGGATATAAGTTTAGATAATAATACTATGTTAGTTATTGACTATAAAACTAAAGAGGGTATACAATATGCTGATATTCCTTTCTGCACATCAGATATAGAATCTAGAGGGGAAAACTTTAATTTTGGTGACGGATCAGATATACAAGGTGTTGGTATAGTATCAGGCTTAGATGATGATAACGAAAACTTATCTATAGTCACAAGTCTAACAACTACTGCAAATCTGAACAAACCAATATCACCAAGTGATATGATTAATGGAGCAAGTTATGTTATAACATATATAGCTCCAGGTGAAGAAGATTTGATCTCTGCTTCTGACTCTTCTTACGGATCTAATCAAGCATCTGTAGGTGATGTTATAACGCATAATGGTTCTAGTTCAGCTACAGAAAGTTTAGTTGTAAGTGCTAATCTTAGCATATACATAAAAAAGACTGATTCAACAACTGAATTTTTAGGGTATCCATACTCAATAATTAGTGGTACTTTTAATGGAGAATCTGCAACTAAGATACTTATCGCTGGTAATTATAGTTATGACTCTAGCTACGATGGAGGCTTTTTATTTATGACTAAAACAGGCTCTATAGAAGGTGAGAGAATGAAGGGTAGTTATATGAGAGCTATATTAGCTACTAACTCTAATCAGTCTAAAAAGAAGTTTAATCTTTACGCTGTAAACGCAGACGTAGACAAGAGTGAGCTCAGTAATAGATAATAAAAAAAATTTAGTACATTTGTAAAAATTCAAATCAATGGCACGTAGAGTAAAACCCAAGATAAAATATAATAAGAAGAATAAAACACCTAAAGCAGTTGTTGGAGCTGCAACAGCTGCACTTGGATTAGGTAAATCTATATTTGGAGCTGTGCAAGCTAGAAGAGCTAGAAAGGCAGAGAGAGATTTTGATAAGAGCAGGTTAGAGAGAGGAGTTAGCTCTGCATCACAAAAGATGGCTGATCAACCTATAGATCAAAGTTATATAAATCAACTTCAACAACAGCAGGCTGCTGATAGAGCATCTGCTATGGGTGCTTTAGCTAAGGACCCTAGAAACGTCTTAGCAGGAGTTCAATCTTTAGAAACTCAGGCTGCAAAACAAAGAACAGATCTTTTAGGTATGCAGCAGGATGCTAAAACTAGAGCTATGGAAAACCTAGCTAGGGAACAGCAAATGGCTGAGACTCAAAGACTAGGTGTTGCTGAAGCAGAACTTAAAGGTATAGTAGATCAAAAAGCTGCTGCACAGCAAAATATATTTGGTGGTATTGAAGATATAGCTTCTGGTATCGGTGCTATGAATTTTGGTGATGATAGTAATAATGCTAATGATAACTTTAGTAATCCTACAGGTAGAGATATTAATAAACAAAAAAGAAATCAAAGAACTACACCAGGAAGTGGTGAGTTACCTTCTGGGGAAAAAGGTGGTAAAATAGATAAGGATGGTGGCGTTACACCAGGTGAATTTGACCACGACAGCAACCCAATAGATATGGTTCAAGATGGTGAAAAGATTGGTGAGGCTACAGGCGGAGAACTCATACTACCTCCTGATGATGTCCAAGAAATTAGGATGGCTCTAAATGATGGTGATAAAAACGCTGCTTTTAAATTAATGAAAGATTTAGTTGCTAAATACGACAGCAACGTTATAGGTGATGATGATGATAGTGAAGCTCAGGAAGGTGCTAAAATGCAAGACCCTACTGTACCACCTCTAAAAGAGGGCAGGGCTCAAGAGATTGTAAAAGTGATGAAGGAAAATTCTGACCAGGTTAGAAACGTTGGAGAGCTTCCTTTTGATGAGGATCCAACAAATCCTGCAGGACTTATTAAGTATATTGGTGATAAGCTTTCTTTTGACATTGACTCAACCAGTAAAGCTGAAATTGAGTTTATAAAAAACTATAGAGAGTTCTTAGTAAAAGAAAAAGGAAGATCTGACGCACCTCAAACCAAAATGATGAATGGTGGATACTTAGAAAAGTTAAAAGCTAAACTAGGTGCTTACATAAAACCAAAATAATAAAAGATGAGTGACGCTTTATTTTTTACGGGTCAAGTTCTTAAAAACAATAGGAATCTTATTCAGGAGGAGGCTACTAGACAACAATTAGCTATTCAAAAAGAAGAGTTAGAACTCCAAAGACAGGAGTCTATAAGAAGAAGAAAAGATGCTAGGTCAAAAGGGGTAGAAGCTGAATCTTATGAAGTGTCTGGAATGGATCCTTTTCTTCAAGAGCAGTTTCAAACTCAAGTAGGTGATTATCAACGATTTGTAAGTGAAAATAGTATATCTATTTATGATGGTGATATTAATTTACGAAATCAAAAAGATGCACTTGAAAGGGGATTATCATCTAGTAAAAATTTATACGATAATTTAAGTGATGGTCTAACTAGTTTAAATAATGCAGTACTTGAGGGTAGGGGAAATACTTTGAAGTTAGCTGAAGATGGTGAAACTTACCTTTACCAGTATAATTATAATAAGATAAAGGAGGAAGTTAATAGTGGGAATATGACTCTTGAGGAAGCTTTGAGAGCTTATTCTATAGATCCTACATCTATGATTAAAAAAAGTGACTTTATTCCTTTTTATAATAATAGAGATCTTTATTTTGAGAATGATGATAAAAACTTTAGAGTAGTTATAGGTGTAGATGAAAATGGATATAATATAACAGAAATTGATCCAAACAGAAAAAAAGTAACTACAAATGAAATTATTAGTAAACTAAAAGTTAACGCTAATAATAAACATAATGATTCTAATGCTGCTGCTGTTTATAAAAACGAACAAATTGAGGTGGATGGTGTTAGGATTCCTGCTATGGATGCTTTTTTTGAAGAAGCTTACGTTGATCCAGATACAGGAGTTATTGGAGGCGTAGTGTCTCCTAGTGTAGATTTAATTGAACAGTTAGACCCAGAAAGTGATAAATTTAATAAAGAACTTTCTGATAAGTATGCTGAGTATTTAGGTCAAAAAATTGCTGATAGAGGGTATAAAGATAGAGATCAAAAAAGAGGTAAAAAAGCAACAACTGACACAGAAAGAAAAAGAAAAGAGAGAGAGGCGGCTCAAAATAAATATAATGTAGATACATATAACTACATGCAGAATAATGAAGCTCAGGATAAGCATAGAACTGGTGTTTCTCAATACACTGGAGAGAGCACATCAAAAAGTATAACTGGTGCTGATATTAAAGTTAAGGTAAGTGCTGCTGATCTTCACAGATCTATTAGCGATGAATCTGTGTTAGCATTTAAAGAGAGACAGCTTGAGAGAATGGGTCAGATAAAAGGTGAAGAGGGTAGTAGCGAAAGAGCAGAATACGATGCTATTATTGCAGATAACTCTAACTTTACAGGTATAGAAGTAAACCTTATAGAGGTTGCTTTAGATGGTAGTGGTGAACCTATAGGGGTTGTTCAATTAGGAGGAGAAGATGGTCCTAAAGTTGTTGTGCCATGGGATCAGTTGACATCAGCAGAACACGATACAGCCTTAAAACAACCTGGTGTGCAACAGCTTATAAATTATCAGCAACCACAATTAAAAACTGAAGAAAATAGTGGTGAAAAGAAAAAAACACCAATATCACCAGAAGAATAAATAGTTATGGATGAAATTAAAGCTCAAGAGCTATATGACTTTTTTAATAAAGAGGGATACGATTTAGGTGACTTTAATAACTTTACCTCTTCACTTGAGGACGAGTTAAAGAGAAAAGAGTTGTATGACTTCTTTAATAAAGAGGGATACGATGTTGGATCTTTAGAGAACTTTAACTTAAAAAAAAAAGACCCTTCACAGGTCTCTACTTCTCCTTCAGAGGTTGGAGAATCGGTTTCTGGAGGAACTGAATCTCTTGATCAATCAATACAAGATCGCTTAAATAAAGGCAGTCAACTAGACTTATCAGTATTTACTACTAGCTCAGATCAAGAGGCTATGAAGTCTAATCTAGAAGATGAGAGATCTAGAGTTTATGATGCTTTTGGATTAAACTACAGTGAGAGGCAAGCCCTTTTAGATAGAAAGTCACAAATAGAATTAGAGAAAGAACAAGCAAGAAAAGATCTTACCAATGCTAAGATGACTCGTGTTGGTATAAAACAAAAGGAAGGTTCTGATCGGTACTATATACCTACAGATAAAGGTTTATTTTCTGGTAACTTTTTACAAAATTTAGATCAAGCTTTTACTGGTTACGATTACGATGACGAGAGTGAGTTTAGACTTGGTAGTAAAGAAGAAGCTGAGGAGTATGCTATAAAGAACTATAAGAAATCAGATAGTGTTATAGATACAGAGATTGAGGATCTTGAACGTAAAGCTAAGCCTCTTTCTAATCTAGACGAGAGTGATGTTTACAAAGCGTTAGAAGAGCAAGAAGAGGATGCTATTAAAGCTGAGGAGTATGTCAATACTAACCTTATGAACTCTTTTATTGATCAAGGCTTCAGGGGAGAGAGGTTAAATCAATTAGTAGAGCAATCTGGAATAAACACAGCATACGTTAAATCAAAAGCATTTATGGTTAATGGCCAGGAGACTTCTCCTGCTAATTTAGAGCAACAAGTTTACGATAGAGATTTTATAACTGGACTTCAAAATGGCTCTATAAAAGTTTCTATAGACCCTGCTGTCGCTGAAACAGAGTATGGTAAATTTTTGAAGGCTACCTTAGATGTTCAGTCTAACGCTGGTAGCGAAGTTTATGATATAGTAGAAGAGTTTTTAGCTGGTGGAGCTAGTATGGGTGCTGGATTACTTGAAGTTGGTGAAGTTCTTGAAGCTCCTTTTAGTGATGAGTATATTAAGACTGGAGGTTTTTTAGCTAATCACGTTCAAGATTACGCTGAACAACTAAGGGATATGCAGAGAATGTATAAGTACCCAGGTGTAATGGAAGCCATAAGAGCTGGTGCTTGGGATGATGTTCCTGCATTGTTTGGTAAGTCTATAGCTGGATCATCAATGCAGATAGTTGTTATGGCTATGGCTAGAAGATTAGGCATTAATCCTAAGATTATTCTTGGTGGTCTTGGTGTTTCGGCTGCTGGTCAAAAATCTTTAGAGCTTAAGGAGCTTAGAGAGTCAGGCAAGATAGATATTAATAATTTTAATTTAGCTTTAAATTCTATTGCTAGTGGTGGATTTGAAGTTTTATATGAAATACCTACCTATCAAATGATTGGAGCTGTTCAAAAAACATTAAGAAATGCTGGAAAAAAAGCAGCAAAACAAGTTGCTAAAGAGGTTTCTGAAAATGCTTTTAAAGATATATTTATAAAAGAACCAGGGTCAGAGATGCTGACAGAGATTTCTACTATGTTAGTAGATCATGTTACGTTAACAGAAAAGACTAATGACGCTGGTATATTAGCTAAAAGCTTTGATGATGTTGTGAATAGGGTTGCTAATGCTGGTATAGCTGGATTTGGTATGGCTGCTGGTATAAGAACTGTTGGTGGTGCAGGTGCTGTAGGTGTCTCTGCGTTAAACTCAATTAAAGGTACAGATCTAACAAATAAGATTGTAGCTACATATCAAGTTGTTAATGAGGATGGATCTCTAGGTGAAACTAAAGAGCTTACTGGTGCTGAGTATAAAGAGTGGAGTAAAGACCCTAACAATATAGCAGGCGAAATTAATGGTGATATTAAAGTTAATAGGTATAACTCTGACATAGCTGACGCTATAGATGATATAGCAAACACTAATTCTGAAGATGTTGTCCAAGCCAATAATGATGTTAACGAGGCAGGGTCAGAGGCTAACTCTTTATTAAATCAGATAGAAAATGATTTGCAAGAATCTACTGATAAAGCACCTTCAGATAAGATAGCCAAAGTTAAGGGACTTCTTAATAGAATGAGTGAGATAATTAAGGAGACTGGTGCTAAAGGTTCTCAAGACTTGAAAGGTCTTACAGATAAACTTAATAATATTATTAATAAGGCTGGGTTATCTTTAAATGATAATGTTCTTAATCAAAATACTGATAACGCAAACATACAGGGAACAGAAACAATAACAGAGATACAAACTGAATCTCAAGCTAGAGCTTTAGAAAAAGGATTAAAAGATGGTTCTAACCCGTCTGTAGTTTTATCTCAAGACGGTGTTGGTATATCTAAAGATGGTAAAAGTATTTCAGAGAATAACATAACCTTAGGTAAGTTTAAAAGTAAAGCTGCAGCTAAAAGGGCTTTAAATAATTTTAATAAACAAAATTCTAAAGCTGCTGTAGAAGAAAGAAGACACGCTGAAACTCAAAAGAAAAATAATAAAGCTTTCAACAAGGTAGATAAAAAGAATCTTGACGAGGTTTCTCAAGATGATTTATCTAATGATTATAACATAATATCTGCATCAGTAGGTGGATTAGGTAAGGCATCTAATCAACAAAGAAATGATAAACTAGAGAAGGTACTTAAAAAGAAAGGATTAAAGTACAAGAAAGTTCAGGTTGTAGAAAATGGAATATCCAAGACAGCTTTTATGGTTGAGGGAATGGAAAGTTCTGCAGCTTTAGATCTAGCAGTTGGATTTGGACAAAAAACTATAACCTCTAGTAAAGATGGTATCCTTCATAGAGATGGTACAATAGAATCTTTAGATGGTAATGTTTACACTGGTCCTAATGCAAGAAACGGTGCTAGAATAGTTGTTATGAATGTTAATGGTAGAAAGGTATCTGTAAGACTTGGAACCAATAAGGCTTCATACAGTAAAGATTTTAACGCTAATAACATAGAAGATATAAATCCCTTCATAGAGAATCTACCTGACAATCAAAAGAAAATACTTGGTCACGTGTTAAGATTCTTCTCTAATATAAAAGGACTTAACATTAGAGTTGTTAAGACAGATTCAGCTATGAAAAAGCAACTTGAGTCTGAGGGTTATTCACCTGAAAGAATAAACTCAATAGCATCTAATAGAGCTTTTTATAGAGCTAAAGATGGGACCATGGTTCTTAATCTGCAGAAGATGAATCTTAATACTCCATTTCACGAGATAACTCACCCTCTTGTGGATTTTATAAAAAGAGAAAACCCAGATTTATATTCTAGAATAGAGCAGATGGTTGAAAAGTCTGATTCTAATATACCAGGATCTCCATTTAAAAAGAGATGGTATAAAAACGGTAGAAGACAATCTGGTAGCTATATGAGTTGGGCTGAGTCTAACTACCCTGGTAAGTCTAGAGCAGCACAAATAGAAGAGGCTTTTGCTGAGATGATTGGTGACGCTGCTGCTAATCAGTTTATGAAAGACAACTCTAAGCTAAAGCAAATAAAAGATTTTATTGCTGAGATATTAGAATACTTTAATATAAATGCAGAGTTTTTAAAAGAGAAAAACTTATCAGATCTTAAGTTAGATGACGTAAAAGATATAGGTCAACTAAGGAGTAACCTTGGTGCTGCTCTTGCTAAGGGTAAGACTGTTAGTGTTGGTGGTGTTGACTTCAACGTATCAAAGCCTAAGAATAGTAAAGAGGTAGATAGCTCTATACGAGAACAGGTTGATAGCCAACAACATGGTGATGACCTTGGTGTTACTGAGGTAACAAACATGGAGGGCGTAGAAACTCAAGAGATTAGATTTCAGCCTGGAGACTACACCCCAAACTTTGATTTGTCAAAAGTAAAAAGAGGTAGTATAAAAGAGTTTAATGATCAGAAGGCTATGCTTATGTGTATAGACAGGTCTGTATCTGGAACTGTAGAGTCTCCATCTGGAGTGGTTAAAGAGTTTAATGGTGGCATGTATTACTCGTATCAAGATGGTACAGGGGTATGGGCATTTGCATCGAAAGGTGCAGCATCTAAAGTACTTAATAAAGCTAAGGAGAGTGGTGGTCTAGTATTACTTGTAGCGATGTCACCTCAGTCTATAGATGGTTCTGTAGAAATGTTTGATTACGTAATGGATGAGATTGACAACTCCATTAAAAAGAAAAGAGTAAAGAAAAAGATTGTCCTAGATTTTATTAATAAAAAATTAAATCTAAAAAAAGTTCAAGATAAATTAAACAAAGAGGGTATATCAAAGAAAAAGGTTAAATCAATAAATGAGTTTAGAGAACTTATAATGTCTCTTGATGGTGCTTTTGAGGTTAGAAAAGATTTAGTATCTAAAATGATTAAAGGTAAAGATTTATCTAGCTGGGGCATACCTACAAGAGAAGAGATGTATTCTATTGTTAATCAATCAGATATAAAAGACCTAACTGGTAATCCTGTTGTTGCTGCTATAAGGATTGACACTGAGTCTGAATTTATAGACTCAAGAGAAAACTCTAACATAAAAGATCACCCAACATATCCATACGTTGTTAAAGGAGAGCCTTTAATGGTATTTAATGAGGCTGTTGATGCTAGTGAACTTTGGGGTGATTTAAATCTTGCAGATAAGTATTTAATAAACCCTGAGACAGGTCAACCATACAGCGAAGCTACAACAACAACAAGAAGAAACGCTGCTATAATGATGGCAACACCTATTGTAAATATTAGAGCTCAGGCTGATGATAGTTTTACAGGTGGTAGAAACCAGTATGGTAGGTTTAACGTTACACCTTCTGAGGATAGGATTACCGCAACCCCTCAGGACTTATTTTTAGAAAATGTTTCTGGCTTATCATCTAAAGGTAATTGGTCTATAATAACAGGTACTGTTGAAGCTGATGGTAGTTACGATGCTGATGTTAACGTATCCAACAATGCTAGATTATACAAAGAACTTGTTGAAGAGTTTGGTGCTGAGAATATAGTTGTAACAGATGGTGTATACCTTAATAAAGATCAGGGTCCTAGCTACTTTATATCTGGTATTACAGAGAATAGAGCCATGCAAATTGGTAAAAACTTTGACCAGGAAGGTGTCTTAACAAGAAGAGGTAACATCTTTACTGATGGTTCAGGAATGAACCCTGCCTCAGAAAAGGTTTACGTTGGCAAGGAAGCTTTAGCTCAAGATGGTAATTCAACAACACCTGATGGTGTAACCTTTTCTTTAGATATAAATTGGAAGAGTAAAGTTCCTTTATCTACTGGAATTAGATCACAAGTAGTTTCTGGAGAGGTTAACACTATAACTGAAGATCAATTAACATTGTTAAAGTCAACATATTCAGAAATAGAATCTAAGTATCCAGACATTCAAGTTGAAGATGGTATGATAAAGATGTATCATTACTCTGATATGGAACTTGACGTTATTGATCCAAGATCTGCAGTAATGAACTCTTATTCTAGGAAAGAATACAAAACCTGGGGTAGATCTAGAGTATTCTTCTACACAGATCCTAATATAAAAGAAGGCATTGTTGGAGGTCATTACAAAAACACCACAGTATTTCCTATAGATAGACTATACCCTTTAACTGAAGACCCTTTAGGTTTAAACGATTTAGCATCAAGAGCTATAGAGATTAAAAGAAATAGTGGTGATAAAACTCAAGCTACAATAAAATTAAATGCTACTACTATAGATAGTGCTAGTATGGCAATATCAAAACTACAGTCTTTACTTAAAGATATGGGTGTATTAGACTCAGTAGATTTTGGTTCTGTTACTGAGAACTTTAGATATAATAAGAACGAAGATGGAACTTTTGAAAAGGCTGGTATTGAAAGTATTAGTTTTTCACTTAATTATCCACTTGGATCTGAAAATATAAACTCTTTAATAAGAGATACGTTTGATAGTCCTTTCTTTGAAAAGATAAGCCCTAAAACTCAACCTATAAATACGTTTGAAGAAGTTGCAAGGGTTGCAGAGTTACTTGGTTTTCAAGGATTCATATATGACCATGTTGGTGGTAAGACAGTTACAGCATGGCAACCAGTTGAAATTGTTGATGATAGATTCCAAGTTAACGATCAGGATCAGAGTGATGTTTATGTCTCTGGACTTGGTGCTATAATGTGGGACTTAACAAAACCTATTATAGATGCAGATTACGAACTTGGAGAATGGGCCACAAGAATTAAAGATAAAGACAGACCTTACCCTATCAGAGCTACTCAGTTGTTTGGAATACCTAAAGGTATGCACTCTAACGCTGAGATAAAAGAGATGGTTATTCTATCTAGAGGTAAACTTGATGAGCAAATGCTTATAGCTAACAAAAATCAAAAGAACCTTAAGAAAGTTGTAAACCAAGAGATAAAAAGAATAAAAGATACCCCTGAATATAAACAAGCTACAGCTCAAGAACAAGAGGCAATGCTATCTAATTTAACACCTGAAGGTCTAAACGACCTTGTAGGTGATATAAATAAAATAATGGAGTTACCTGAACAATCCAAGGTTAGACAAGCTTTACTTCAGGTTAGAGATCACATAGATACATTAAGTACATACCTATACGAGAATGGTTTAGTTAGTGGACCGATGAGGTATACCATAGAGGGTAATCTTGGGTTCTATTTAACCAGAGCTTATAAGAAATATGAAAGTAGCTCTTGGAGACAGACAGATCAAGAGGTTATAAGACGTGCTGAATTATTTATAGCTGACAAACTTATGTCTGATAAAAACATGAGTAAAGAAGATGCTATGATTCGTGCAAGACAAATGGTTGATAATCTTATTAAAGATAAGATTAGTGTAACATCATTTAAAAGAAATACAGGTATTGGTGGTTCTATGACCAGAGTGAATGATATATTTAAAGAAAGAAATGAAGATCTTCCTAAAGAGATTAGAGATTTACTTGGAGAGATAAACGAACCTTTTGAAAATTACATAAATACAATATCTAAACTATCTAGAACCGTAGTATCTAATCAGTTATATGAAGATCTTATACAGATGGGTATGGGTAAGTTTGTAGCCGATCCAAATTTAGATGATGATAAAACATCTCAGATTCCTGGAATATCAAATAAATTAGAGGGAAAAAAATGGGGTCCATTAGAAGGTAAGTTTGTAGATAATGAAATGTTTGCTATGCTTAACGCTTATGAAAGTAATTCACTTTTTGACTCGTTGGCTTACAAAGCTTATATGACTTTTATTTACGGAACCAAAAAGTTTGCCACAGTCCATAACCCAGGGACTCACGCTGTGAACTTAATAGGTAACACATACTTCTCTTTAGCTAATGGTCACGTGAATCCTATTAAATTTTTTGACGCTGCTAGAACAGCTATTGGTGAGATAACAAACCTTAGTGGTAAAGAAAGAGAAGCCTTCTATCAAGAATTAATATCTCTTGGTGTTGTTAGCTCATCTGCTTCTTTAGCTGAGATAGTACAAATAGGTCAAGATATAGCTGGAGGTAAAGATGTAACAGCATTTTTAGATAGAATGAATCAGGGTAGAGTTAGAAAGGTAGCAACAATACCTTTAAAAGGATTAAGAGGTATAGACAGAGGTTTAACTGCTGCTTATCAAGCTGAAGATGATGTGTTTAAGATATTTGGTTTTATAACTGAAAAGGCTAGATATATGGAAACAGGTATGAGTGAGGCTGAGGCTAAGGCTATGGCAGCAAGAAACACTAGAAACCTTTACCCTAATTATGATATGGTCCCAAACTTAGTTAGAGTTCTTGGTCGTAACCCTTTTGTTGCTACCTTCGTTGCTTTTCAATCTGAAGCCATAAGATGCACTAAGAACGCTTTACAATTAGCGTTTCAAGAGATGGGTAATCAAAACCCTAAGGTAAAATTAATGGGTGCTAAACGATTAGCATTCTCTTTATCTGCCTTAACTTTTATGGAAAACATAACATCTACAGCTATGTCAATGTTGTTTGGATCTGGATCAGATGATGAAGATGACGATATAGAAACTTACGGATTAAGACATCTAACAGCTCCTTGGGATAAAGACTCTAAGTTAACGCCTATAGAGAAAGGATATATTACTCCTGATCACGAGGCTTATAATGGTGAGAACAATGGTAACGCTTATGTTCAATATATGAACGTTTCAAGATTGTCTGGTGGTGGACTTGTAAAAGATATGTTAAGAATTGCTTTTACAGATATGAATACTCCAGAACAACAGAGTTCGTTAATGAGAATAGCTTTTACCCTTGGAAGAACATTTTTAAGTCAAGACATGGCTCTTGAAGTTGTTGAGGAGATAAGACAAAATAAAGGCAATAAAATTTATAACCCTACAGATAATTTCGCATCTAAAATTACAGACATAGCATTACATTTAGGTAAGAATTTAGGTCCTGGTGTTTTAAGAAGAGCTAAGATTATCAACGACTCTTTAAAAGATAATAGTGATAAGATAACTAATCACGAGCTACTAGCTATGATAGGACTTAGAATTACTACTATTGATGTTAATAAAGCGTTATTCTTTAGATCTAGGGATATTTATTCTAGTATGAGAAGTAGATCCGAAGGTAAAGGTTATGATCTTAGAGATTCAGGTGTTAAACTTACAAGGGCTATAGATCCTGGAAGTGAAAGCTTTGATTCTGATATGGCTATTTATTTTAACAGTCTTGTTGATGTTGTAGCTACAGCTAGAAGGTATGGTGTTCCATTAAGTGAAGGAGATAATAACTGTAGAGAGATACTTAGAAAGTCTGGTGTACCATCAAATGTTATAGATAAAGTTATGTATAACGTGTATAATGGAAAAAATAAAGATTCTTTATTAATAATGTATAAATAGTTAATTATAATTATTAAATTTGTAGTACTTTTCTAACGTTCCATTCTGGAACAGTTTGCTTTTTTGTTCGCATTCATAGATTAGTTTTTTGGTTGTTTAAGAAGGAGGGGTAGTTCCCTCCTTTTTTTTTATTATATTAGCTCTATGGAAATAGGTATACAATTAGTTAATGGAGTCGTGTTTGGATTTAGGTTATTCGCCCCAACAGAATCCATGCCATACAACGAACTCCAGCTATTTGCTGGAGTTATATGCTTTTATGTTATTTGGGATTAGTCCTCGCAAGTAGAGCAGTCATCCTCTTCTCCACAGCATTCTTCATCTTCAGGGTCAACCACCCAAGATTCAAATAATTTTTCTTTAGATTCGTCTGATCTTTTTAACGCTTCTCGTAAAGCTTTGTCTCTGTCGTGTAACATTACTATATTATTTTAAAAAAGTATTAGGGGTGCAGACGACCAAATCTTTAACCCCCGAATACAAGAACAACCTAGCCCATATTGCTAAAGCTAGGATTTTAATTATGCAGCACTCACGCAGCTTACTCTCGTTTTTTAGAACCCCGACCTAAGATGGTATCGACTGCAATATCGACCTCCTTTTGATTTGATGGGACATATACGTCTAATTTTTGATCGGTATCATGAAGATACTTTAAAAACAGCTTGAATCGCATCTTAAACTCAGGGGTTCTTATTCCTTTTGTTTCTATGATAAAACCTTTTTCTAAATTAATAAAGTCTGGCGTATAAGATATATTTCTTATATTACCAGGTTTTTTTTTAAAGGTAGTTTTACCTTTTGTTTTTCCCTTATCCATAAGGAGTCCTTCAAACTTGAATTTCTCTACAAGCTCAAAAGTTTTTCCTTCGTATTGATTTGGGATCTTTGCTTTTTTAAGGGCTCTATAGCAGTAAAGCTCTAGACCTGAGGCAAATGTGATTCCATCTGCGTTGTGTTTCTTAGCTTTAGTTATCTGCTTTCCTTTTCTTCTCTTGAATCGCATTAAGCTAAGATATGAAATAATTACTTCTTACCTCTATTCCTAGCCCTATTTTTGGACTGACTCTCTAAAACAAGTTTGCCAGACTTAGTGTGCGAGGCATCTTTTCCATCACCTTTCTTACCATTCTTTCTGTTAAAAAGGTTTAGCTTAACACGATACTTCTTTCTCTGTTCAGATGAAGAATATTCGGAGTCGTACTTTTTTTTCTTATTATACGACTCCTTATTCTTTTTGTAATGCTTAGTGCTTTTACTTGCCATGCTATATTATTGTAGCCTGCAAGATACGAATTATTTCTTTTCTTTTGGAGGAGTTGGTATGCCAAAAACGTATTTAGCAAGTTTATCTGCATTCTCTAAAAGAGATTTAGCATTCTTACTTGTTGATAGTCCTGAGGCTATCTCTAATACTCTAGCTCTCATCTCACAGTCAAACTTTAAATACTTGTACTGTTGCTCTTGATCTTTTTGTTGCTTGTTCATTTCTAAAATTTAATTATAGTTAGTAAATCTAAATCTATATAGAATAATAATTCTCTATCCCATATAGATCCTGGTCGTGGGTTTTTCATGCCACCCCACTCAACTGTGGCTTTTGTTATTTCGTGCATCCAAATATAACCAATTCCATCTAGAAATCTCCAAGCTATACATAAAGGTAGTTGCTTTTGAAGTGCTTCTTTTTGACAATGCTGTATTTTTCTAACTGAAGTTCTAACTCTTTGTATGTCTTTCATGTTAAGACTCATAGTTTTAACCTCACAAAGAGAAATAACCTTCATGGTTTTGTTGTCTATAATCTCAGCATCTACTGGTGCGTACTTATCTAGCTGCTCAAAGGTTAAATCTTTACCCTCTAATAGTATACGAAGAGTTTCAGCTTCTCGTTGCCTATCTTCTTTACTTTCAAATCGGGGTTCCAGTCTCATCTTCTTCGTAACTTACCCAATCATAACTAAATGGTGTCTCATTTTCTTCGTACTTTTCTGCAGACTTAATAGTTTCACTCATTCTTCTATCTACTTCATCCATGTAAACTTGAAGAAGTATAAGGTAACCTGTAAGATCCATGAGATCATTCTCACTCATGTAAGTCTCCTTACTTTTTATACGGTTCAGCTTGTCGTTTATACGAGCTTGGATGGCGTACATAGGATCAACATTAAATAAAACTCCTTTATCAAAAACTGAGTTGCCGTAAGATTTATTCTTTTCTATTAATAAATCCCTGATCTCATCGCATTTTTTTCTTATTTCTTCCTGCATTTTTATTTACTTTAGATTCGACAGCCTTCTTTTTAGCACTCTTATACTTACGTTTATTCGATACTTGATCTTCAGAAACCTTTGTACTACGCTTAGTCTTAGATTTTTCTCTCTTGAGATCTTCAAGAACTCTGTTATTATGTCTTTCACTTTCTTTAATTTTTTTAGAATACTTTACCATGTCCCACGCTATAAGAATAAATATAACGCAGACGACTGTTATCGCTACTACGATCATTTTAATTTAATTTAATTGTTTAACTTAATTTAACTATTCAAATTTTCTGACTCTTCTTTTAATAAAGCTCTGTTTAACTGAGCCATTGTTGTTACGTGTTCTGATTCAGGTTTACCTTCGTTGTACCTTTTAAGTAAAAAAGCTATATGCTCTTCACTTCTCATGCCCATTGGAGTTTGTTGTTCCCAACCCCACTGAATTGTTTTAAAGTCTTTCATAGTTATAAAATTTAATTACTATTTTTTACCTCTTACTTTACCACCTGGTCTCTTTATTATTCCACCAAATCCATCGTAAGTTGAAATATCTTGCATTTGTTCTCCACAACTGCAAATTGATTCAGGCTTAATAACCTTATTATCAATGACTTTCATTGTAAATTTACTAACTTCAGTTGTTTTTTCACAATTTTTACAATATAATTTCATATGTATATCTTTTAATGAACATCATGTGACATACATATAAACTCATAATCAGTTACGCTATCTATTTTTATTTGTATGTCGTTAGTTGATTTATGTTTTATCTCTAACCCCCTGACAAAGTGTTTAACATTCTGTAATTTTTCAGGATCAAGCTCAGTAATACATGTTCTGTGAGTAGCTTTTTTCCATTTCTTAGCAGCCTTTTCGACTCCCTTTACAAATCTTAATGTTCTCCATCTGTAGTGAACTGTAGCGTGATATATTTCTTTTCTCATTGAGTTTACTTTTTATTTATTATTTTTTCTATAAACCAAAAAATAAATATAATGCCCATAATAAAGTCCGTTATCGTTTTAAAATTCCACTCCATAACTAAAAAGATTCTGATGGTTGAGCAGATATAAACTTCTCAGTATAATCCTGAGGGTCTATAAACTTAGTGTACTCTTTCTTAAACTTAAGAGGTAGTGTGCCAGTTCCTATATTCCTACCTTTAGCAAATATAAGGTCCACAAGGCCTTCGGTAGACTTTCCACTATCATCAGACATAATACCATAGTATTCAGGTCTGTATACAAGCATAACAATATCAGATGCCTGTTCTATCTCTCCACTTTCACGAAGATCAGATAGGCTAGGTCTACAACCATCTCTACGTTCTACACCTCTACTAAGTTGTGACAGAGCTACTATTGTTATGTTTAACTCCTTAGCTAAGTTTTTTAACTCACGAGCCACCATAGCAACCTCTTGCTCTCTAGATGTACCACTACCCTTAACAAGTTGCAAGTAATCTACAAGAACAAACTTAACATCTTTGGTTATAACGTACTGTCTTATCTTATTAAGAAGATACCTAAGAGATGAATCCTTACACTCATCTATAAACAGATTAACACCCTCTAGCTTTCCTATAGCCTTATCAACTCTGTTAAGCTCTCCACTCTCTAATGCACCCTTCATTATGTACCTGTTATTAACCTCACTCTCTAAGGAAACTAATCTTTGTAGTAACTGAGTATCCCCCATCTCGTAAGAGAATACTGCAGATGGAATACCTACCTTAGCACAGTTATAGCAGAAGGCTAAACCAAGTGATGTCTTACCCATAGATGAAGCACCACCAATAACAATAAAATCAGTCTCTTGCCACCCACCAGTGAACTTGTCTACTGATTGAAATCCTGTAGGTAGACCAACCATGTTTTCAGAGTCCATTCTTCTTCTTATATCATCATGCAGTGTCTTTAATTGCTTTTTAATATCAGGTATGTCACTACCCCTGACCTCAGATATAGACTTCATTTGCTCTTCTACGAACTCTATAACGTTAAATAAGTCATCACCATTATCAATCTTCTTTGTAGTAAGCTCTGCTAGTTTTTTAAGTCTTATCTTTTTATCCTCTTGAGATAAATATAGAACCATGTTCTTTGTTATGTAAGCATAATGATCAGAACTCATGCACTCAGCTACCCTGAGGTCCACAAGAGGATCTTTAATAGCAGATGATATTATAATCATATCAACTTTATCACCTTTGTCTAGCCTTTCAGATACAACTTTATATATCTTCCTATTTAAAGGATCGGTAAATATCTCCTCAGATATAAGGCTATGACAGTCGTAATAGTCTCTTGGACTAGACATTATCTTACCGATAAGCCTCATCTCCATATCCATATTATCTTTCATCTGTAATATATTTAGGTTTAACGTATCGGTTAGATTTCTTTTTATTTACATTAACTTCATCTTCCCATCCTCTAGAATTAAGCCAAGTTCTAGGAAACTTTCTATAAGTTCTATCAGGTGTTGATTCAACATAAACCTTAACTCCTTTTATCGCCTCTCCCATTTCATTTAAGGTTAAATTCATAAACGATTTCCTTGTGTTGGGTTTGTCTTTTTTGTAATCATACAAATTCCAAAACATCTCAAATGCTTTTTCTTTTCTTTGATTTTCAGTCTTAGGCTTAGACTTTCCAGTGAGCCTTAAATCTATAGTGTTAAAGTGATTAACAATATTATTAAAAACACAACTAGATTCTATCTCGTTATTATATACAGATCGGTGTGTATTAGTTGAGGTGTGAAAGTTTATACAACTACCATCTACCTCAATAAATTCTACCTTATCTATACTTATAATGTCTGTGTCTGATATTCTGTACTTCATAGTTTTTTTTGGTTGTTTAAAAATAAAAGAGGCTGACTTGCATACTGGCGGTAGACACATAAGATCTACCTCAATAGACGTACACTTATACAAGAAAAATCTTCATACGCCAGCCTCTTTTAAATTAGAATGGTAAGTCGTCAGCTACTGCTTCTTTCTTAGCTTCAGGTTTCCAAGTGTCTACCTCAACGTAGTGTGTTTTACCATAATCATCAGCACCATTACGTTTTTTTACAACCTTTAAGGTTACAAATTTATCACCTGTTTTACCATCGAAGATATAATCTCCAGCTTCTTGTTTCAATTTAGTTAAATTCAAAGAGAACTGTACTAAATCTCCATCAAATTTTTCTACTCCGTTTCCAACGTAGATTTTTTCTTTTGTTTTGTTACTCATAGCTTTCAGCTTTTATAAAATAATTAACTAGTGCCTTCCTTTCTGTTGTTTTTATATACTTAGCAATCCTTCTAAGATGTTTAACTTTAAACTCATCAGGTTTCTCTAAGTATTTGTCTAGGGTAGGTCGGCTTAACCCTAATCTTTCTGCAAGCCAAGGCTTGTATATTTTACTTTCTTTTAATTTATCTTTCAATGTCATAGCGTTTCCATTATTAAATGTTGTTCAACGATCTCCTCGTTATCTATGAAGAATCTTCTGTAAACATCTAGTAGATACTTATACTCTTGTCTACCCCTCTTTACAAACTCATCTCCAGCATAAAATATAGAAACATTATAAGGTCTCTCTTTTTCCTGAGTTATAAATACAAACTCATCACAACCAAAACCATCCATATAAAAGGCTGATTGTCTATCATATCCATACTTCTTACAAGAGTTAGAGAATCCATAGAAGCTACCATCTGCAGTAGTTTTTAAGTCTACCAACAACTTATCATTACGATAGTCTGCTTTACCCTTACAGAAAACATTTGTATCATCATCCTTCCAAGCGTTAGCTATCTCCCTCTCTCCTTCTGATTGAAGAAGATCTCTAACTTCAGAATGACTAAATAATACATCTTGCATATACATAATCTTATCGTATTCTTTTTGTAAGATTATTGTAGGTGCTTTAGGGTTATTTTCTTTGAACTCTTTAAAGCCTTTAGTAGTTCTTGTAGCAGAATCAAAAACTAAAACTTTATTGTTAAAGTCATTAGGCTCTAACATAGCTACATGATATGCTCTACCAAAGATCATAGGCATAGTCTCCTTGTTAAGTTCAGGATTATCCCTCATCATCTTATAAGTTCTAACATCCTTCTTTATTAACCCTAACTGCGAGTTCGTTACAAACTCGTAGTCAGAGTAATAAAAGGAGTCATCGACTAGTTTCTTTATAAACTTATCTAAACTCATTACACTAAAGTCTTAGATATTTTAAGGACTTTATCAAGATTATCTTGTTGATTCTTAGTCATAGTGTATCCAGCCATCTTTTGCTCTACTACACTACCTTTACCATCCTCAATAGCCTTCATCATACTCTTGTATTGAGAGTCCGTTAGCTTAGGTTTAGATGTAATTTTCTTATTTGAACTCATACGAGTACCTTTAACAGCCATGTTGCCATCATCATCATCTCCTGTAACTACACCAACAAATGATGCAAGTGCGTACCTTCTAGCATAAGATATAGCAGAGCCTACACCATGTGCATCTTCTTTTGCAGGTATATAACATGTTGATGCTAGGTACTCTCCACTAGAATGTGATAGGATTGTTGTTACACCACCTACATCAGTAGGCATTTGAATAATTGCTAACTCGTTATCTGCTAGTAGCTTACGAACAGAGTCCCATACTGATCCAAGATCGGCATAGCTTGACTTGAAGAAAGGGTTTTTTGAGTTTTCTTTTGC